TTATTTCTAATTTTTCCGCAAAATCATTTAATTTTTCGGCTGTAAGTAAGGCCATTTTATCCATACTGGTTTTCCCTTTTCTAAGGTCTGCTACTGTAGACCAAGGAACGCCTGCGCCTTTAGCAATTGCGCTTGTGCTTATCTCGCTGTTTAATAACTTTTCTATTTGTTCTCTCATTTAACCATCCTCTTATTTCCGTCTGTCTTTTAAAATCAGCAGAAATATAAAAAATACGATTGTGAAAATTGGTAAATATTTCATTTTATTGCCCGATATGATATAATCATGGTAGGTGTAAGGGGCTTTCGCCCCAACCTACCAGAGCCTTACTTGAACCGCTTTGCTTTGCTCGGCTTGCGTTCTTTTGGCTCTTTTTTTATTGCCATGATAACACTTGCGATCCCTGTTAATAAGGTTCCAGTTGCTACCATTAATTCAGCAATCTCTGATATTTTCATATCTTCCTCCTTTCTGATTATATTATATCACGGTATGCCGTGACTGTCAACACTTTTTATCAAAAAATTGAAGATTTTTTATTCTGGAACTAGTTTTAGACAAAATAAAAAGCCCTCCTTTCGGAGGGTTCTGTTTCTTATTTAAAAGATCCAAAGCTATTGATACGCTTGCCATTTTGAGATTGTCCGACTGCTACATAGCGACGATTTCCAGACCCTGCGATGTATGTGATCCAGATATACCCATCGTTATCAATCCAGCCATCATAGTTGATTGCTTGGCCTGCTGTGTACACTGCTACGATCTCGCCAGATAAACCTGCAGAGGCTCGTACATTGAGAGCAGACACTTCAACGGTAAATGTACCCGCTTCTGCGTTAAACTCGCTAGAATCGATTGTGAGGGGTTCTGACGGCTCGATAGCACTCACTTGCGCTGGTTGGTCATCTACAGGGAAGTAGAACCAGCCTACAATGCCCGTGAAATCACGGGTGTTATACCGTGCTGGGCCACCGACATAAAGGCTGTCTGCATTTCCATCAATGTTTTGCTCAATGGTGCGCATAGTATATCCGTCTGAATCTTCGATCACTAGGCCTGTATGTCCGTATGGGTGGCCATATAGATAGATCGTCTCTTGGACGAATACAGCACCAGCCCGAGGACGACTGTTAACGTTGCCCTCTTGATTATATTCGACTTCGTAGCCAAGGTCACGGGCAGAATTAAGCAGATCAATCGCATTGCCCCAAAGAGTTTTGCCGAAAAAGTAAGTAGAGATCGCATTAGGTAGTGCAGCACACTGCATACCCCACTTGCTCATAGATACGCCTGTTCCAGCATCTGCCAACCCTTCTGCATATCCTAAAATATCATTTAAAGTAGCCATTACTGCTCCTTTCTAAAATCAAAGGCTACTGCCCAAAAATAAACAGTAGCCAGCAAAAATATACTAATCTTCGTGAGGTTCTTCATATCCGAGCGCACGAGTTGAGTCGCCCAATCCTACCGTAGTAGGGTCGTTGACGATTCCGATCAAGACGAGGAAGGCAAAGAGTACATTGATAAATACCAGGATCTTATCAATGGTTTCGCCAAATTCCAATTTAATTCCGAAGATATTTGCAAATGCTTGGAAGAGCAATGCAAGAGCTGGCACTACTGCCAACCAAAAGTTTTTATTTTTCAAACGTACAGACCAGTTAATTTTATTCATGATTTTTTCCTTTCAATACTGCAATTTCTTTCTTCAATTCGTCAAATTCGACGCGACTTACTACTTCTTGAAATACCTGATCAAAGTTAGCTGCTAGAGCCTCAACCGTTGGTTGTAATTCTTCTAGCGTTTTTTCACTTTTTTCAGTTCGTGTTACAAGAGCCTTGATATCTCGACCAATCTGCTTAAATGCTTCGACTAGATTCATACATTACTCTCCTTTGGCTTGGTTGTATGCTGCTAGATAATCGACGTCAGATACAGCATCAATCTTTTGGCCAAGTTCTGTCAGCTTAGCCACGATAGCACCACTTGTGTCACCGTTAAGAGCAGCAATCTGCTCAGCGATTTCTTTGAGTGTGTCGAGATTTTCTGGCACACCATCGCCAAGAATATCGGACTTGACACGTTGGATCGCTTCATTGAGCTGTTGTTCCGTGATTCCTGCGTTTACTTCCTTATCGTTGATTGCCTTGCGCAAGTTTTTGATATCGGTTCCGATAGCAACGACTACTGCTTCAAGTTTATTTTCTGCCATATTTTTATTTCCTTTCAAATTTTAGCTAAGTTATAGATTGTTACTAGGTCTGGAAGCTCGTCTATATTAACGTTGTCCAAGTGCTTCCTAACTTCATCGGCCAACGCTTTCATTTTGGGTCTTCGGCTGATTCTGGCACGCTGTTCGCTGGGTTAAATGATGGGCGCACACGGATTTCAAAATCACCCGTTGGGAACACGTATCCGTCTAGTTTAATTTCCAGCTTGTAATAACCAGGCGCTACAACCTTGTCAAACTTAAAACTAAAGCTACCGTTCTCGACCGTTACATCTTGGTACAAGACCACATTTTTAGAATTAAAAATGGCCAGCTTACCTGTGCCTGTGAGGTCCTTCTTGACGAAATCATCGTCAAGGATCTCAAATTTAAAAACAGAAGAAGTGTCGCCAGACTTGATAACACTTCCACCGTCAACTTGCCTAATGCTTGTCATGATGTTGTTTTGCATTTTTCATATCCTCCTTCAATTGGAATTTCTCGTGGTCAATATTGCGCTTAACATATTTATCCAGTACTGGAATGTTAACCCCAAGAGCAGACAGACTGGCTAGGATACTAGATCCGTATGCTGCCATCATCGAAATGATAAACGCATCTACTATTGGTGCTAGATTCATATAGAGCGCAAACGGATAGCCGATAGCAACAAAGAGGATCATTGCTGTGTGGCTGACCAATCCTTTGCGCCATTTTCGGCTCGAAAAATCATGATAGGCCCACGCCCTGGACACACCAAGGATGATGTCCGCTGCAACAATTATAATCAAGAGAAATACAATGATGTGCTCGTCAATTCCGTGGTTGTAAAAGTCACGGACTACCTCAAAGACCCCAAAGATTCCATCTGGTTTTTGATCCATTAATCACACTCCATTCAATTAAGATTCAGGCTGTGCTACTGGTTGAGTTTCAAGGTCTCCTGATGGCTTGTTTTGCTTCTCATCTTTAGGAACTTCCCAATTGTAAATTGCAAGCTTGCCATTTTGGAGAAGTGGGCCTTTCAAGTCTTTGATGGATTCGCCATTGTAGGTGAAATCATAGTTGACTTGAACAAGAACACGTTTCCCTTCACTGAATTTTTCAGTGTGGTCTGGATCAATCAAGGTGAAGATGTCATGTTGTTTGTAGGTTTTACCTACTTGAGCAGCTTCCACAAGCTCAAGCGCCCGTTTGTAGAGTGTTGGATCAAGAGGATTGTCTTGATTTGTCACAGCTACAAGGACAGACCAATCAGCAAGTGCTTTGTTATTTTGAATTAGGACATCTTTCTTTTCGTTTTCCTGAGTGAGTTCTTGAATTTTCTGAATGGCATCCTTATTGGCATCAACAGACTTGTCAAGCTCTTTCTTAAGCGCTACGATAGCGCCAGACGGATCTAATTCCATTCGGACAAGATTCAAGACGGCATCTACAAGAGTTGTTTCTTCATCTCCCATTCGATTATTTGGAAGCGATTCTTCAAATACCCGGTATGGATAATCTTGCTTGATGGAGATCTTTGTGGCATTTGCTACTGGATCATAGGCTTTGAATTGAATTTTATAATTCATTAGGCATTACCTCATTCTTATTTTTTACTTCTTCAAATAAATCTCTCAAATCTTTGTCAGATTCAAGGACAGAACGATAGATTTCTAGTTCTTTGAGGAGCTGTTGTTTCTCCTGTTGTGATTCGGTCAATCGTGCTTTGAACTCAGCTTCATTGATTGATTTACTAGCCAATTGATTGGCTAGATCTGTGATGATTGATACATAAGTGTTTTCTTTCATTTTGTTACCTTTCTAGATTCCGAATTTATCAAAATCTCTTAATGAATTAGCTACTGCGTTTCTAATGGAACTATGAAGAGCTGTTCTCATAGGCTTCCCATTTTGAGGGGTGAAGTCATCGGTTGCAAAGCCAGCGTTGACAAAGTGCTGAAGCGCTGTTCTGAGAGTTCTCAAAGCTTGTCTGAGCCACACACCATTGTTACCGTTATTAATAAGTAGGAAGTCACCAGCTTGTATATTGGTGTTCCTTCCGTTTGTTCCGTATGGAGCAATTGTTGTTCCTCCCCAAGTGGTTATTCTCCAACCATAAGGATTGCTTCCAGTGGCTTGGTCATAATTATAAGAGTGAGTGAAGTTAAATCTATCGCCTACAAATGTGACCTTATCTGCGTTGTCATGATCTCCTGTACCAACTCCCTTGATGGTATCGACAATCATTCCATTGAATCCACCTTGATCCCAGTGACTTCTGATGTCATTGTCCCGCCGGTCAGCACCAATAATGGCTTTTGAATTGATGTAGCGTCTTCCATTTATCGCCACATCATCATTCCGGAAGAAAAGTCCTTGACTAGAAGCATTTGCTTGATCCCGGAAAACTCCCGTGAAATTATCGTAGAATGACAATCTTCCGTTGTCTAGATCAAAACTAGATACACCAGAATTTGCTGTCAGTCTTCCTCCACGGATATCATTTGCAGAAATTCCCACAGATGTCAGTTGAGTGATGAACGCTCTCTGTGAAGCTAACTCTCTGATAAATGCCTGATTAGATACTAGCTTGTCAATCATTGCAGAATCTACCAACACTTTATCGGCTGTTACTGAGTTCGAAGCCAAAATCGGGGTAGTGACTGATCCTGCCTTCATGTGTCCAGTTTCCACACTCTCACTTGCGATGTGACGGCCCAAAATAGATCCATCAACTACCATATCTCCGTTTACCTTGATTAATTTTGCGATCAAGGCAATTGATTCCGGCTCCTGTACTAACAATGAGCTGATAGTTCGTCCATCGATACTTTTGCCAGTGCCAAATGAGATTCGGCCATCTGTGATATTGATATCCGTTTTTTTAAGCATATCGCCCAATTGGCTGGTGATTGTGGCAAATTGTCCATCTGCCGTCTGCTTATATTCTGCGATTTTAGAGGCTAGTCCATCGGCGCTTGCTTCCAACGCTGTGACCTTTTGTGTCAGTCCTTGGGCGGTACGTTCAAAGCTGGCTTGTGCTTGTGTTACGATATATTCTTGATCTTCTGGAGCAGGTTGCCATGGGCGCTTATTCGTCCCCTTGTATAAGTCGATTTCAGCGATGTATAGATCTGCTTGTCCACCACTTGATCCGTTATTATCAAAACGCACGTAAGCATTATCAATTTCCCCTGAATTAAAAGTGAGTGAAACATCTTCAACTCCTTGACCTGATAATTTGGTAGGCTTTAATAGATGCTTAATTACCGTATAATTTTGAGTTTCGTCTTTCTTTCTGCCTAGCACAAATACTTCGCAAGATGTTAGAGATGAATTGTTAAATCCTCTAAAATTAAGGACATAATCTGTATTACGCTCCAAATCAAAGCGATTTGTTTGGTATAAGACTTCGTTGGTTGAATCGTTGAAGATAACAGCGATTGGCTTACTTCCATTGTAATAAAATGGGTGAGTGCCTAATCTGAATCTATTGGCTGTTCCAAAGAAATATTTCAGCCCGTCCTTATACCCGCTGTTTCTAATCAGGTTTGGTCCACCGCTAAAAGTAAAGCTCGAGAACTGTTCTTTCAGCCCTTTTGCAGTTTGTTCAACATATGCACGATCTGCTTTGCTGTCAGAGACTTTTATCAAGTCGGCAATGGATTTGTCCGTCTCGGTCTTGTATCGGGCTTGTTCTCCTTGAATGTTAAATAATTGAGTCGAGAAATCAACGTTAAGATTTTCAATGATCCCTTTGATCTCTTTGTCGTTTGATTTTAACAATTCAGCAGTAGACTTGATTTGGTCCATTTCTACAGTGATATCACCGTATTTAGCGTTAAATTCTTCCTTGATCTCACTCTTATTGGCCGTGTTGGCTTCTGATATCTTTTGATCAATGGAGCCAGAAATTTCTTGCTTGATTACTTCAGCTTGCGCTTTGGCTTGCTCGATTCCGTCCGTGATTTCCTTTTTCAAGGCTCCTGCCTTGTCTTCAAAAGCTCTGTTGGCATTGTCAACCAATACTTTCAATTTCTTGTAGTATTCATCATCCTCTTGAGTCTTTTGAACTGTATCAAGAATTTCAGATGCTACATCAGAAATTCCATTAGAGCCTGACATGCCTCCACCGTGACCAGCCTTGTCATCAAATGTAAGAGAAATATACTCTTCTGAAAGGGCATCATAAACATAGCCTACAGCTTTCTTCTTCAGCATGACATCATGCTTCAAGCTCATGATGGTCACTGTGTCACCAAGATGAACAGTTTGACCATCTAGCTCATAAGCTTCCACCTTGATCTGATCAGTGGACTTGTCAATGTCACCATTCTTGAATTTGGCTTCACCCCATTTTCTCAATTCTTCCTCTGTAGTAAGATCATTGTTCTCATACTCAGCTTCATTGATATAAGGATAATTGCCAATGAGGGGGCTGTCCACAGTGACTTTCAGAACCGTGTCTTCTTCTGCTCCCTCTGGTTTGAATGTTGATTTAAGATGTAGCCTTGTGATGATGCTGGAGCTGCTCTTGTTCCGTTCATATTGCTTCAAGTTTTGATGTGTTGTGATAACCACTCCACGATCAATCCCCCGGCTTTTCGGAATGTCAATCAGGAAGTTGTCACGGATCATCTCACCTTCCCAAGCACCAACAATGGAATGCTTTCCATCCATCAGGATCTTATAGAGCGTTTCATCTTCTGTAGTGTTGAAAGTTCTATTGTCCATGATGTTACTTGTGAAAGAGAATTTCCCAAGTGGTGTCTTGACCGCTGAGATCATAGCATTCAAGGCGATCTGACAAGTTGAATTTGAAACCTTGATAGGACGAACAGAGCGCTTGAAGATGTCTTCTGTGATGTGCTGGCAAGTCAGGTTCACTGTGTCATCTTGCTCGCTGATCTCCTTAATCCGAAACAGTTGCCGGCCAGTGATAGGAGTTGGAGCGATGATGAGCATATCTTCCTGAAATTTCTTATAAATTTCAGTGTCTGTGATTGGGTAGTCAACTTTGAGCGTGTAGCTTACATTGGTTACTTCTTCAACTTCTGCTTTTGTCGCTTCATGGAGTGGCTGGCCATTCCATTTTACTGTTTGAACATTTCTGTCTAATAGATATAGAATTATAACCACCCCCAATTGGTTTCAAAAATAAGTGATTGAATACCTGGCCCCAAAACCACACCAACAGTCTTCTGAGATTGGTTAGCGTCAATTGTGATAAAGTCTCCTGACCACTTCACCAGATTCCCTCTCTTGTCCAAAAAGCTTGGATTCTGTGGATCATTTACCATCACAGCGCTCTCAGAGAGCTGTTCAAGCTTGATGGTTTGCTTTCCAATCGTGAAGCTAGTCTCAGATGAACTGTTTCCTCTAATTGTGATTTTAGGAAAAGCCAATGAACTGCCTTGTAGTCTGAGAACACCATTTGAAGTGAGAGTTTGAACATCATTGTTCTTCATGTATTTTGTGGGGTGACAAACAAATGTCACTTCCACAGAATACATTTTAGTTTTATCTCTCTGAGTGTCAGACACCTTTGTCTGATAACAGAACCATCTTGTGAGCTTGTTCTGTTGATTCTCAAGCCAGAAGTTTCTTTTAGAAAGGAATTGGACAAATTCAAGGACTTGCAGTTCTGTTGGGTTGATGAGTTGAAGAGTGTATTTCTTTTCAATCGCTTCTCTATGAGGATTTGATTGAACAATATATCCACTAACTCCATCATGGCTTAGTAGCTTATCCTTTGAGAGACCGACTTGAATTGTAGGACCTTCAAGCACAATCACATCAAATGGAAATGATGAAGTTCCAACTCCATCAATAATCAATTCATTGTACTTTACCATGCAGGCGCTCCTCTCAATTCTTTTTGTCTCCTCAATTCAGCAGCTATCTTCTGAGATACCTTATTAGCGATCTTTTCAATATCTGCTTCTTCTCTGATGATGTTGTCAGAGATGTTAATGTTGATCACGGTTCCTTGTGGGTCCATTGTTTGGGCGATGCCCCGGCCAATAGCGCTCAAGTTCCGTTCATTCAGTGGCAGGACAGCTTCTTTTCCAGCTTCCCCACCAACCATCAAGCTATTTCCATTCATGCCAAACGCTGTGGGCTTGGTTAAGATCCCACCTTTGGCATACCATTCAATCCCGATACTTGGAATCCCTTTACCTTTCAGCCAGTCCATTGGGTTCAGCGATCCACTGGCCTTGAAGTGAGGTAATGGGATATGTGGCCACTTGAATTGGAAATTGAAAAAGCCTTTAATTCCATCAATAGCTTTTCCTACAAGGTCTTTGGCCCCGTTAATAGCACCGCCAATGGTGTCTTTGATACCGTTCCAGATCCCTGATGCGGTTGAGCTGATACCGTTCCAGATTCCTGAAATCGTGCTTGAAATTCCATTGAATACACTTGAGACCGTGCTTGAAATTCCATTCCAGATTCCAGATAGGGTTGAGCTGATACCATTCCAGATACTTGATGCCGTGCTGGAAATAGTATTCCAGATATTAGACAAGATCTGAGCTATAGCATTGAATACAGATTCAGCAATGCTCTTGATACCATTCCAGATACTTTCAGCAATACCTTTGATGGATTCCCAAGCGCCAGACCAGTCACCATTGATAATCTGCATCACAGTCTTGATGATACCTAAAACTACGTTGATAGCTGTTTCAACTACGGTTTTGATAGTGTCCCATACTGTAGAAATCACGGTTGAAATAGTATTCCATGCAGTCTCAAGGAATGGCCCAAGGACATTCATGATTGTGGTGATAGTTGCTGAAATAGCATTCCAGACTGTTTCTGCTGTCTGCCTGATCAATTGTTGGTTGTCGTTCCACCATGTTGTCAGTGTCCCCCAGATTTGCATTACAAAATCAGAGATAGCCTTAACAACAGTGTTGATGACTGACATGATAGCATTCCAGACTGCTTCAACAGCGGTCCTGAATCCCTCATTGGTTTCCCATAAATACTTAATAACTACTATAATTCCAGCAATTGCAGCGGCTACTGCTACAACTGTTCCAATTATTGGTAATGCAGCGGCTATCAGTCCACCTATAGTTGTTTCAGCTGCCATTGCTGCTGCTTGTAATGCGAGGAATATTGGGGATAGTAACCCAGCTACTGTCACAACACTTCCAAATACAACTACAAGCTCTTTAATTGGCCCAGGTAGTTTATTGACCCATTCTGCGACATTTTTAAAAAGACCTACAAGCACATCAAGCACTGGAGCAAATGTTTCTGCTATTGCTCCTCCTACTTCCCCTAGTACAATTTTCAACCCATTCTGAGCTGTGGTAAATTTGTCAATAGGGTCCAGAGTGTTTTCGTAAGTTTGTGAAACCAGCCCGGCTGACACTTGTGAAGTGTAGCCTAGCTCTTCCATGTTGAATTTCCCACGTTTGATTGCATCAATCATCTGTGGGGCTTTCTTAGCGCCAAAGATCTCCATAGCAATTCCCATTGCTTCTGTCTCTGACTTGCTGTTCTTGATGGCTTCAATGGTTTCTTTCAAGCCTTGCTTCATGCTCTTGCCTTGTTTGGTATAGACACCAGCAGCCTTTGTCAGTCCAGAGAGTGCTGCGGATGAATCAACCCCGTTTTGTTCGAATTGACCAATCAATGTGACTGCCTCACCGAACTCAAGACCAAGCATCTTGATCTGAGGCGCTCCATCTGTGGCCTTTTTCATCAAGTCATCAACAGAAACCCCTGTATCTTGAGCGACATAGGTCACATTATCCAAAATCTCTGTTAAGTCATCAATAGATAAGCCATAAGCTTCCATTGCTTGTTTGGACTGAATTGTTGCGTTCGTGACATCTGTCCCGTTGATCTCAGAGAATTTGATCATGTCTTCTGAGGTCACTTTGAGAGCGTCACCTGTCAATTTAAATTGAGTATTGACCTCACCAACCGCATTACCGATGGTACTGAAGTCAGTAGGGACCTCAGTGGCGATGCCATTAGCAATGCCTTGCATCTCTTCAAGAGCTTTCCCACCAGCGCCGGTCTTGGTGACAATGGTGTCCATTCCCTCATCAATTTCCCGGAACGCATCTAGAGCGCTCTTTCCAAAATCAACCAACTTCTGACTGATTTCAGATAGCTTCTCAGAAAACTGATTCAGTAACTCAGCTTTCAGAAGCTTGTTTGTCTCTTCAAGACCACTACTGGCTTTCTTTCCTGACTCACCAAGATTTTCCATTTCATTGGCAAGCCCGTTGAAGGCAGCCTTGGACTCATTTAGTTGTGTCTCTAGCTTATTGACTTCTGTTGAGTTCTCGCCATACTCTTGTTTGGCAATAGCAAGTTGTTTCTCAAGGTTTTCGACTTGTTGAGCGACAATCTCACTTTGCTTCCCAATCTTTTGTTCAGCAAGTGCCAGCTTATCTGCTTCACTAGCATTTGAACCCATCTGGCTTTCTTGCAATTTGAATGAACTTACAACTTTGTCACCTTCACTTGCAAGGCGCTGTTGCTCGTTTTGAAGCTCTTTCAGTTGTTCACGGTTGGACTTGGTAGCATTCCCATTTCCGTCCAATGCTTTGTTGACATTCTCGAGCTTGTTCTCATAGCCCTTCAAGATGTTCTCTGTCTGGACTACTTCCCGTTGAAATGCACGGTACTGATCAGCACCAATGTCCCCGCTCTTGAATTGAGCTTCAACTTGTGCTTGTGCCTGTCTCAATGTTTCCAATTTCTCCTTGGTTGTTGAGACTTGCTTTTGGAGGACTTCTTGCTTTTGAGCCAATAGAGTCACATTCCCTGTGTCAAATTTCAGAGCCTTGTCAATACTCTTCAATTCTTTTGCTGCTTCAACAGAAGCAGAATTTACTTTCTTCAGGGCATTTTGAAGGGGCTGTGTGTCACCGCCGATTTCGATTTTTATCCCTTTAATATTACCGGCCATATTTCCTCCTTTCACATAAAAATATAAAGAGCGCCTAAAGGATTCTTGTGATCAATCGTCCATCCATTCGATGAACTTGACCTCAGATTCTTCCTCTCAGCACTCTGTTTCAGACTAAAATGAGTCAAAATCTGACTGTGTGGCCTTGCGTGTTTCTGATTTGTTTTCAGTACGCAAATTCACATAATCTGTTTGATAATCCAGAGCCATACCAATTGAAATGTGCTTTAGATCATCAATTGTAAGACCAGTTTCTTTACAACAAGAAAGGTATGATTCTACTGTAAAGATTTCATCACTGGCTGATTCTGACTCATCTGGGTTTTTTTTTTGATGTCATTGTGTCATTGATCATTTCCATTAGAATTGGAGCGATGTCCTGCAAAGGAAATTCCTCCATCTCCATGAAGAATTGTTCATAAGGCTTGATGTGTGGATTTCCTGATTTTGTGAAAACCCAAAACAAGCGATTGAAGAAGGTCATGTCAAAGTTGGCCAACATGTTGATGTCAACTTCATTGTTGCCATTCTCAGCCATTTGCATGATATTCTGGTTTGAGATCATTCCAAATAGATCTTGGAAGAAATCTTTCCCAAATTCACTCTTGTAAGCGATAGGAGTGTAAGCATTGGTTACAAGCTCATACTCCTTTTCACTAATGATCACACTCTTACGCATTTAAGGCCTCCTTAATTACACTTGAGTAGGTTCATAGACCTTCTCAAACCATTTCTTATAAACTTCTTGATCATCAGCTGATGTGATGGAACGTTTCACGACCTGATCACCAGGGCGAGGACTGGCATTGAAGCTCAATTCACGTTCATTCACGTTAGTTCCGTTCTTAGTAGCAGATCCGCTTGATGGGCGACTTGCTGAACAGTAATACATGACGTGACGTGTCTTGTTAGCATCACCAGAGAATTCAAACATGATGGCAAAGTTGGTTGTCTTCGCATCTGCCTTTTCTGTGATGACCCCTGTTGTAGAGTCTTTGATGTCGCCCAAGATTTTTGTGGCAAAGGCTTCAATGATGTTTGGAACTTTGAGTTTACCTTCATATCCCTCATTTGAGTTAACGAAGTAATAATCAATGTTATCAGCTTTCACTGATCCTGAATCCCCTTTAGGATCCAGCGTCAATTCCATCGCTCCAGGGAAACGGAATACTTGACCATAAGTGATCACTCCTGCTTCGCTGATGGATTGGATTGGTGCTACATGGACATTTTCAAGTCCAAAGGTAACTTTGTTTTCAGTCATTTCTTTCCTCCTCAATATAGATAGACTTCGTAAGACTTTACGAATAGTCTTTCTGATTCAATAAAATTTTCTTCCTGAACATCATAAAAGAGCTTGTGGTCATCCCACAGCTCTTCCAATCGTTCTTCTAGTTCCTCATCTTTTCGTTCAAATGCTAATTCTACAGTGACAGCACGGATCTTGTATGATGCTTGATTGTCTGCCCCTGTGATAGATGGCAAGCTTTCAAAATAGACAAGGTAAGGCAGTGAGGGGACATTTCCTTCCCTGAATGCCTTGTAAGTAACTGGCAAGCCAGCCTTCTCCAAAATTTCTGCAAACTCTGACAGCTTCATCTTCCAAGCTCCTTCAATTTCTTTTCAAAATTCTCGATAGCATGATCTTCTGCCGGCTTGATGTGTACGATGCCGGAAACCCGTCCCCCGTTCCTTTTGATATGTCCGAATTCAAGCAAATGAGGGAGACGGTAATTTGTGTTATGCACTACAAAATTACCTTTCCCCATTTTCTTTTTCTTCCACGTTTTAGCATACTTCCCGAATCGCTTGGGACTTGTCGCTTTCAATTCTTGGACGGCCTCTTCTGCTGTTTCTTCTGCTATCTTGTCTACTTCTTCTTCAACCTCTGTGGAATACTCTGCTAATGCTTTAGCAATTTGACTGGCTAGATCTTGGCTCATGTCATTTTCTCCACTAGAGTCAATTCAAGGATGTTGAGGTTGATTGGATATGTCTTCAAAATCCGGTACTCCTTGCCGCCAAATTCAGCAAATTCCTGATTGTCATATTCAAAGCTATGAATATCAACAATTAGGTTGGGCCTGATGCCAGCCTGATTGGCTTGGTAAAATTCGGACCGTGTGATAGATTTCTTCTTACAGAAAATTGTAGTCTTTACTTTCTCAGTCAGATCTTGCTTGAGCTTGTCCTTGCCTGTGATTTTAAAACCTATCAATGTGATTTCATCATTCCACATCTCGCACCTCTTTCTTGGAAGAGATTTGCAGATTATGCAAGCGCCATTGAAGGTGACGTGGTAGATCAACACCACCTTCATAGCGATAAGCAGCAAAGTCAACAATGAACATTTCATGGTCAGCACGATCTGGAACCAATTCAACACCCAGATTATTTGTTAACTCGCTAATGACGCTTGAGACAATCTTCTCTAGTGTTTTATCTCGCGAATTTGAAGCAATTCCTAATTTGATTTTAAGTAATTCCACTAACTGACCAGTGTCCATGCTATTCTTCCTCTTTCTTAGTTGCTTTCTTGCGCTTTGGTTTCTCTTCAGTGGCTTCTTCTACTTCCTCAGTAGTTGATTCCACCTCTTCAGAGTTTTCTTCTACTTCCTCAGTAGTTGATTCCACCTCTTCAGCAGCATCTTCTGCTTTCTTAGTAGCTTTCTTTACCACTTCATCAGTGATGAAGATTGAACCTGCTGAATTAAAGCCTGTCAAGAGTCCTTTAACGAACTCTTGATCAGGTTCATAGCCTTTGCGTGGAAACACATCATCAATTTTATATTCATGTTGTTCTTCATCACGCATGTCCTTGAATGGACGGATTACTGTATAGGGCATGTGATTCCTCCTTACGCTACAACATCAGTGTATGTGCCAAAGAATCCAGCAGCAGCATCTACTTTCTTAACATCCAAACGGATGAAGAGTCCAAGCAATTGGCCATAGATGTCGTTGTTGACCCATTTAACAGATACTTGAGAACGGTCAAAGAGTTTTACAAATTCAGAAACATCACCAATGAAGAACTTCATGTCTCCTTCAGATCCAAAGACTGTATCATCTACCGGGTAGATTGTTTTGCCACCAAATGAGTAGCCTGTAGGTGATGCGACATCTGTTTGAAGCATGTAGCGACCATTTTTGTCTTTCACTTTGTCAAGTGCTGCAAACATTGATTGAGTAACAACGATACTTGCTTTGTAGATTGATTTGAGTTTCTTGTTGTAGATGTCTTTGATGCCATCGAATCCAGTAGCATCTGCTTGAGTTGCTGATTTGAGGATGGTAGCGACCAATGACAATTCAGTGTTTTCACCTTGATTGAATACTTCATCTTCTACGATTGACATGATGTCATAGTCTGCATCATCAATCATTTCTTGAGATACAGGAATGTACCCACGGTAAGTCTTGATTGAGTAATCAATTTCGCTGATGCTTGGTTTTCCAAGTTCAGGATTAGCTTTCAATTCATCAGTTGAAGCCATTTTGCTATCTGTCTTCTTGATAACTGGATATTTACCAGAGCCACTATTTACTTGAACACGTTGGACAAGATCCAAGAGTGGATTGCGTGTTTTTTCAAGGAAGTGAGGTTTTAAGACTTCAGTTGGGATCAAAACAGCGCTTCCGGAGTCTGTCGTTTTAAGACCTTCAATGTCACGAGTTTGACCAGTACGAATGAATTTAGCAATTGCGTCACGTTGTTCCAATTTCTTTCCTCCACGTTGCTCAACATCTTTGAATGTTGGAGCTTTCCGATTTTGTTCATCAACTTGTTTCTGAAGATCTTCAATTTCTTCTTCAAGTTTTGCTTTTTCTGCCTGCTTCTCTTCCAATTCTTTTTGGAGGTCTTCAAGGCTCTTTTCAACCGTTGAAACTTCTTCTTCAGTCTCAGCACGGTCCAGTTTTTCTGCTTCAATTGCAGAACGGTTGTTCAATTCTTCAATTGCTTCTTCCAATTCAACAACCTTATTTGCTTTTGTGCGCATACGTGCGCCCAGAATCAATGCTTTGTTCATAGATTGTATTTCTCCTTAATTTTCATTTTGCGTTCATTTAACGCTTCAATATTGGCACGTTTCAGACATTCAAAGTCTTTCTGACGTGCAGCAATTTCAGTCTGTGGATAAGCCGGGAATGTGCAAGGGCTGACCTCAAAGATTTCAAGCTCTAGCACGGTATCAAGATAAGAACCATCTTTACGCTCAATGGTATCCACTTTGATAGGCATAAATCCAAAACTGCATCCAACAATATCCCCACGCTGTACACGGGCATAAGCTCCCATAGCGTCTGGATCATTCCTGTTGATGATAATGTCGCCATATAGACCTTTGTCATCAACTCTGAGAATCACTGTGCTGTTCCCTGTGCGCCCTAAAACTAGGTTATGATCGTGGTTAAACAATGCACGTATATCAGCATTTTTGATGGCATCTTCCACTCCTGCACGTTTGATCACTTCAAAATAGCCTGGCCACAGCTCAGTTTCTTCATCGAACCGGATGAAGTAACCACTCAGAATCAAGTCACCAGATTCTTGTTCTTCTCGTGTCTCGAATTGAGTAGCGATGTAGGAATTACGTTTCTTCACTGGCATTTCCTCCTTCCTTATTTAGTTTGTTCTGATTGCCTAACTCACCTTGTGGCAGATAGTTTTCAAGAACAATAATTTCATCCATTTCAGGATCCGGAGTCATACCAACCCAATCTCTCCACTCGTTTCTACGCATTGCAGCACTATTGGTCATTTGTTGGGCAACAGTTGAAAGCTCTGTAATGTCGTATGAGTACAATGAGCGTGGGTTGAATTTGAAGTAGCGTGTGGTTGAAGTCAGTAGGTCTCTTGTAAGTGTCTGAGTGATCGTTGTTGCGATGCTCATGATAGTTGTATTCACAAAGTTGTTGTATTCTTCTTTGTTGAAGTCTCCTACCCCTAAAACAAAAGCCGGAACACCTAACATTCCAGCTACTGTCTTCTTATCAATTTCTACTGACTCATTCAAAGCGATGTCATTCAAACTTAATGGCTTCACTTGTTCCACTTCCAGCAAAGCTTCTGGAACAATCCAAGGTTCACCGGACTGACTTGTTGTCAAGTATTTCTTAGCGACTTTCTCACGGCCTTCCACTGTTCCAAGTTCCTCACTTGATGAATCCACCTTAATAATAAGGCTCGGAATGTTTTTTCCATTCATGAAGCCCTTCTTGGTTTGTGTAGCCATGTTTAAATTGCGGACGATATCTTTCAAAGCAAATCTAAAACCGGTCCCAATATAAGGCCGGTCTGGATCAGGATTGATGGCGAAGTGGACCACTTCGTCTGGATTGAAATCAGTATCCCTAAAATGGATCATGTATGTCAGATCATTGCTTATGAACGACACTTCCGACATTGGGAATGGTCTGAGATTGTTGATGTAATCAGTCATTGGATCATATTCCACATGTAGCACAGAATTCCCATCGCCAAACAGGAGCAAGTCCCTGACAATTTTAAAGATCCATGATTTTCTTGTCATGTGATCACATGGGTTGATGTCAATCTTACGGGCTAACCCGTCCTTGATTCGTACATCACCGGATTCTGTATTCTCCATAAGCTGAATTGTCATGTTTGAAACCATGTCAGCAATTTTATTGACCGCCATGATCACATCTGGATTCCTTGCTAGTGGAATATAGCCATCACCATCATACATGATGCCCAGATCTGAATTCCCAAAGCTTGTGAACATCGTTTGAGACTTGCCACGCTTGAATAATTTGTCAAAGATTCCCATATTTCATCACCTCCTTTCTAACCGTGACAATTTCTTTTTCAACCTGCCCAACCCTACAATGTTCAGGATTAACACTTGGATTCAGGATAGCTAAATAATTTTTAAAATTGCTATCTTGTGGTAATTTTTCTATCATAACTCACCTAATCAAAATATTTCATCACATCACTATTCTTACCAAGGTTAGCAAGTGCCTGTATGCAAGCAAAAACACTCGCATCAAACAAGTCAATTCTTGCTGTACCGCCATCACCGTCTAATTTCTCATACTGTACAGCATCATCCACTTTCTCAACGGCTCTGACATTGCTGACACAATACTCATAAGCGTCCGAATGTACATAATAGAATTCTTTATTCTTCACTTTCAATTCAATTCTTCTGAATCCCTCTGATTTCAAATAGAATAGCTGAGGCTGATCAATCATTTTGAATTTAGCTTTCTTCATTTTGAGCATGAACTCTCTACCAAATTTCCTGTCCATACCGACAGCAGCAATTTTGAAGCCTTTCTGTCTCATCTCTATGAACCATTTAACAATGTCATCATAGAGAACTGTTGGAGTGTTGCTCATGGTCAGCCATCCATCTGATTGCCACCCAAATAGTGGGATGCCATCATCATTGGCTTTCTTCTGAGCGTTAACACGAGGAAAGAAAGCGTGTGTGATACAGATATCAACATCTTTTTCGCCGTCATTGTATACCCCATAAAGAGCAGCAGCAGTCAAGTCATGCAGTCTTGAGAGGTCAGCTCCTCCATACCAGCGAATAGGAAGCCTTGCAAGCTCCTCAATGGTCCAGTCATAGCAGTCATCACTAGCAATGAACTCATCTGGATTAAAGTAAGCGTTCATTGAGTTAGTGAAGACATTCAATGTCTTATTGAAGAACTCGTTTCTGGTCTGTGGATCATTCAAGGCCTGTTCTGCTTCTTCCTTGAGGGCTTTGAGTGATACAGTCACACCCCATGAGGGATTGGCCATCTTCAACACATTCTCATCCAAGTAGTCTCCAACATCTCCATCAGTAGCCTGATTGGCTTTGCAAATGAAGATGAAGAATGAATCATCTTTGACTAGCTCTTTCAACACCTTCTGACAGTATTTCAGACGGTTAGCAAGGAAGCCTGTAGGGATGTCCCCGGCTGTGGAGATAACAAAAAGCATACTGTTTCGGTATGCTGACATTGTTTTCTTCATAAGACCGTATTTCTTGGAATTTCTCATGGTGTGGGCCTCATCTAGAATGATGACATTCCCATTGAGTGAGTCAAGCCGGCTTTCATCATTAGCTAGTGCTTGGATAAAGAATGAACCCTCCTCGCCAAAATTGGCAGTGATGGAGTGTTCTTGGTTGTTGTCCTTGATACGAATGTTCTTGTCATTCCATCGCTCAACATTGAACCGCAAGAAACCAAAGGCTTCCAAGGCTTGCTTGACAGAATTGGCCACAATATAGCATTTTGAACCGCTATCTGTATCAAGAATTTGATAGGCCAGAGCGATTGCAGCAGTGAAGGAGGTCTTGCCATTCTTTCTGGCAAGCATGATCAAAGCTTCTTTGAAGCGTCTCTCATTTGTTCCTCTGATGTAGAAGCCAAAGAGATTGACCACAACAAAATGTTGCCACGGTTGAAGCAACAATGGCTTGTTACGGATAGAGACCGCAAACATATCATCACCTTGCTGGTGGACAATTGTGTTCTCAATGAAATGAACGACAAAATCAACCATGTCTTCATCCATCTCAAATTCTGGATTGTCTAAATCTCTCAGAAAGCGTGATGCTGCCAAAATATTCTCTTCACAATGCTCTTCCTGATGGTCTAAAACGTGTTGAGCGTATTTTTTAGCTTTGTCCACGTTACCCATCAGACTTCACCCGTTTCTTTTTGATCTGGTCCTTGAATTTCAGAACCTCTGTGAGAACTGATCCATTATCTTGCTCTACCACCTCACCCAATGACTTAGGATTCATCATCAGTTGATTGGAATAGCTGAGTATATCTTTTCTTAGAATTTCCATCGCTGTGAGAATGGGGACCTTGCGCTCATTCTCAGCTCCTGCCTTATTCACATAGACATCTGTGACAGGATAGCCCATATCAGCATAATCCTGAGCAAGTTTCTGATACTGATATAGCATGCCTGCAAAGATGTCAATGATCATGTCAAATTCTTTGCGATATGTCCCAAGCTCTTTCATCTGTTTGATGACTTTTGACTTGATAGATTTAGCTGTGACTGGTTTTGCCAAAAACTAGGCCTCCTTCCCAAAATCCCTTTAGTTTTTATCCCCTTTTTGTCTGAAGGCCTCCGACTTGGAAAAAGTTCCCTTCACCGGTTCCCAG